TAAGCTGGAGGGCTAGTGACGACTCCCGTTCAGAGCGGGTCCAGCATCGCCGACGCCCTCGGGGCGAACAGTCCCGCCAGCGGCCTGACACTTGGGGCGCCGAGCGCCAAGGTCAACGACTCGTCCACGGTGTATCTGGGCACCACGCCGGCCCAGGGCCAGCCGAGGCAGGGCCACACCCATGAGAACTCCGATGACATGGGTCCGTATGTCCCTGCACAGGACAAGACAACCACCCTGGCAGAGGCCAAGCTTGGCTACTACCAGATGAGCCGTCAGGATCAGCTCAACTTCCAGTTGGCGGCTCAACTGGCAGGGATCGTCACCTCGACCCACCCCACCGAGGCGGAGTTCGCTACCGCCTTCGCCAGCCTGGCCAACGAGGCGGCCAGTTACTACGCAGTGGGCAACAAGGTCACCCCCATGGATGTACTGTCCATGGACCTTGCCGACCGTGGCCTGAAGATTGACGACAACGGAAAGATCACGAAGGCGGATGGCAGCCCTCTGGGCCAGGCCGTAGACCGAACGCAGTCGGTGAACACAACGGAGTTCACCGATCCCGGTACCGCCTTCATGATCCTGCACAACAACATGCAGGCGATGCTTGGTCGTGATCCGACTCCGCAGGAGATTCAGCAGTACCTCAGCGCACTGCACTCCTACGAGGCTTCACACCCGAACATCACCAGCACGACCATCGGCACTACGCCGAACGGCGTAGCGGTGGATGCCAACGGCAACGTTGTGGATACCTCGGGACAGACGGATACGGTTAAATCCCAGTCCGTTTCCGAAGGCACTAGCCGGCCATTCGGTGCCACGTCTCCCACGGGTGACATGGTGGCCCGCAATCAGATCATGCAGACCCCGGAGTATGGCGCCTATCAGGCGGCCACTACCTACATGTCGGCTCTCATGGCTGCCATCAAGGGTCCGGTTGCCGACCCGTCAACCCTGGCCAATCCGTCATCTGGCGTCGGCTAATAAGGAGGTCCCGTGGCTAGCAGTGGCGACATTCTCTCACTGGGCCAGTCGCAGCTAGGGACCCCCTATCAGTGGGGTGGCGCAAGTCCTGGCGGATTCGACTGCTCGGGACTTGTTCAGTGGTTGTATGCCCAGCGGGGCATCAATGTCCCCAGGACCACATACGAGCAGATCGGGTTTGGTGCACCGGTCCAGCTCAACCAGTTGCTTCCTGGTGACGTGATCTTTGTCGGTCCAACCCAACAGGGTCCGGATCACGAGGTCATGTATGTCGGTGGGGGCAACGTCATCGAAGCTCCCCACACCGGGGAGACAGTGCGGATAGAAAGCCTCTCAGCGGCCCTACAGGGCGGCTTGGTGGGCATCCGGAGGTTTGCCAGCCAGCAGCAACTTGGGCTCTCTGGAAGCGGCACTGAGACCCTTGCTGGGGGTGCCCCCTACACCAGCGTCATGTCAAGCCAGGCACAGCTAGACATGCAGACGCTAGCCCAGGACTACGGGATTGCGTACAACGTCCTGAACGCCATCCCCGACCTGAAGAAGGTGTTCGGGGAAGCGGTGGCTGGGAGCTGGTCCACTGCCAAGTTCACATCCGAGTTGCAGAACACCGAGTGGTACAAGAGCAATTCGGACAGCCAGCGGCAGATGATCCTTCTCCAGAAGACCGACCCTGCCACCTATCGGCAGAACGTACAACAGAAGCTCATGCAGATTCAGGAACTCGCCACGGCAGTGGGAGCCTCGCTCACTCCGAGGAACCTGAACAACCTCGCCATTCTGGCACTGAGCACGAACATGAGCGATGAGCAGATCACGCACGCTCTAGGCGGCTATATCCAGATGACGAAGGATGGCCATTTCGGTGGTGCTGCCGGCCAGGCCGAGATGAACATGCGTGGCCTGGCTGCGAACCTTGGCTTGAGTCTGACCGATCAGCAAGTCTCGTCCTATGCGACGAGGATTGCTACCGGTCAGTCCACGCTTGAGGACATGCAGGGATTCCTTCGGTCTCAGGCCGCCAGCAAATACCCGGCATACGCCAAGGACATCCAGGCTGGCGCCAACCTCAGTGACCTGGCTCAGCAGTACGTCTCAACATACAACAACACCCTTGAGCAGTCGGGTACCACCCTGAGCAACCCGACCATTCAGAGTGCCCTTCAGTACAAAGATGCCCAGGGGAATCCCGCTCAGCTTCCCGTCTGGCAGTTTGAACAGATGCTCAAGCAGGACCCCAGGTGGCAGCAGACCAACAATGCTCGGGAATCCCTGATGTCCTCTGCTAAGCAGGTGCTAAGCGACTTCGGATTCCAGCAGTAAGGAGGGGCAATGGTCTACGTTCCTCCGCAGTATCAGAGCTACGTGCAGAACGCTGCGAATGCTCTGGGAATCCCGTACGACGTTGTTGCCGCTCAGATCGGCTACGAGTCGTCGTTCGATCCGAATGCCGTATCCTCTGCTGGCGCTCAGGGCATCGCCCAGTTCGAACCAGGGACTTTCGCCCAGTACGGCTCAGGGTCTCCGTTCAATGTCTCCGATGCCTTCAACGCATATGTGAACTACATGAAGCACCTGCTTCAGGTGGAGGGCGGAAGCCTTTACGCGGCCCTTGAGGGATACAACGCAGGTGAAGGAAATCTCAAGGCCGGCAGCGGCTACGCCGCCCACATTCTAGGTGTTGCGGGGGTGAGTTCGTCGGCTACGTCCAGCGGTGGGGATTCCTCCTATAACTCTGCCATGGTGACCACTCCCACTCTCGACATGGCAACCCTGGAGTCAGAGTCAGGCATTGCATCGGCAGTCGTCAACTCCGACCCCGAGCTGAAGCGGCTGTTCCAGAACGCCGTATCGGGCGGCTGGTCAACCGCTCGGTTTACCTCAGAGCTTCAGAATACGAGCTGGTTCAAGAACCACAGCGACTCGTACCGTCAGTTCTTGCTCACCAGGTACACCGATCCCGCTACCTACAATCAGAATCTCAAGCAAGAGATTCTGCACATTCAGACGACCGCTGCCAGCATGGGAGCTGTCATCTCTCAGGCGTACGCCACGAACCTGGCCTCGTCCGCCCTGGCCTACAACTGGACCTCAGAACAGCTCCAGAACGCGCTAGCGGGCTCCGTGTGGTACCGGTGGACCGGTCACCTTGGGGGCGACGCAGGCAAGCAGGAGATGACCCTGAGGGGCCTTGCTGCCAATAACGGCGTCTCCTTCGATGACAACTTCTTCCTTGATGCCGCTAGGCAGATCGAGGCGGGAACTCAGTCCGAGCAGTATTACGAGGGCTGGATTCGGGAGCAGGCAGCCAAGCAGTACAAGGCGTACGGGGATCAGATCAAGTCGGGGATGAACCTCTCGGACCTGGCATCCACCTATATGCAGAGCATGTCCAAGGTGCTTGAGGTCAACACTCCGACCCTTAGTGATCCGACGATCCGCAAGGCTCTCCAGTGGACGAATCCTCAGACCAATCAGGTTGAGCAGATGCCCATATGGCAGTTCGAGGATCAGCTACGCCAGGACCCGCGCTGGCTCAAGACGGACAACGCCAGAGACAGCATGTACTCAGTCGCGCATACCGTGCTTCAGAACTTCGGCTTCATGGGAGCGTGAGCTAGATGGCCATCAAGGCTGGAACTGGAGCCTGGTACAACAATCCCGGTGGTGCTGCGCAGGCTATCGGCCAGATGTTCCCTGGCGGACCTCCGGGGACCATATCTGGCGGTGAGCGCGTTACGGGCGGACCCATTCCAGCTCCCTCGTCATACCAGCAGCAGATCAACGACCTGACTGGTACCGACCGGAACGCCTTCGATGCCCTGTCGGCTCTCTTCAAGAGCTACGGCCTCGATACCCTGGCACCGAAGATCCTCCAATACGTACAGCAGGGCTTCGGGGCTGACACTATTACGACCCTGCTCCAGCAGACCCCGGAGTATCAGAAGCGCTTCGCGGCGAACCAGATCCGCATCAAGAACGGCCTGCCGGCCCTGTCTCCTGCGGAGTACATCGCCACGGAGCGAGCCTACGCACAGGTCATCCAAGCCAGCGGTCTGCCCAAGGGTTTCTATGACTCGACCAGTGCATACACGGATCTGATCGCCAAGGACATCTCAGCGTCCGAATTCCAGAACCGTGTCAACCTGGCGTACCAGCAGGCAGTCAACGCACCACAGGGCGTGAAGGATGCACTGAAGCAGTATTACGGCCTGGACGAGTCGCACATTGCGGCTCACTACCTCGACGCCGATACAGCCTTCAACGTCCTCCAGCAGCAGGCTACGTCCGCTCAGATCGGTGCTGCTGGCCAGCAGAGCGGCCTTGGCCTGACGAACCAGTCCGTTGCCGAGGAAGCCGCCAGGCGAGGCGTCAACTACAGCCAGGCTGCCAATGCCCTCCAGAACATCGCCCCCGAGGCGAACACTCTGAACATGCTGGGCAGCATCTACGGCCGGAACTACAGCAACACCACGGCAGAGCAAGAGGCCCTGCTTGGTGACGCCAATGCGGTCAATGCCCGCAAGGCCCTGGAGCAGCAAGAGCAAGCCACCTTCAGTGGCTCTCGCGGTGGATCGAACGGCGGCCTGGAGCAGGCCCGAATCTGACGCATTGACGGAATCATTGCGTCATTCATGCCAGATTTCGCCTTATGCCTGACCTAGGCATAACGCCCTATTTGGCATCAACGCCCAGTGGAGAAGCTAGGTCATCTCGCCTGCCTCATAAGCAGGAGATCGTCAGTTCAAATCTGACCTGGGCCACAACGCCAGTGAAACAGCCGGGATCACTGGTAGGTCGAACCGGTAGTCGGAGCACCAGCACAGTCCCCCATCTGTGCGGTTGGCCGGCGCTCATCTCATAGGGAGAAATGTAATGGACGGACAGTTCGAACAGCTTGGCATGGGTTATGGCGGAGATGGCCAGCAGGAGACCAATGCCATGAAGGCACTGCGAGAGAAGGCCGAGGCTGACTCGAAGCGGATTGCCGACCTTGAAGCCCAGCTCTCGAAGATCAGTGAGCAGAACCGTCGCGCAGCGGTTTCGTCCCTGATTGAGCAGAAGGGCCTCAACCCGCAGGTTGCGAAGTTCTACAACGGTGATCCTGATCCCGACAAGGTTAATGCCTGGGTGGCGGAAAACGCCTCTCTGTTCGGTGGTGCGAGCCCTGAAGGCACGGGCTCACAGGAGGGCACCCCGAATCCGCCTGCGCCTCCGGCTGTCCCGGAGGACATGCAGCAGGCATTCCTTCGGATGCAGATGGCTGGCGTCGATGGTGTTCCTCCGTCGAACAACGCCGAGATCAACGGTGCACTTCGCTCCGCGACTGACGCTGATGAGCTGTTCACCGTACTGCGAAATCACGGCTGGGCCTACTGAGCCCAACCCCTTTTCTCACCTAAGGAGGTGAGTCCATATGGCTAACGCCTACACCGATACCGCTGCTATGGGCTCTCTCGTCCAGACGGCCTACGACCGGCTGGTTGAGTTCGCCCTTCGTTCGCAGCCTCTCTTCCGCGACGTTGCCGACAAGCGCCCTGCACAGCAGGCGATGCCCGGTAGCTCCATCACCCTGGAGCGCTACCAGGATCTCGCTCAGGCGACCACTGCCCTCACTGAGGACGTGGACCCTGACGCGGTTGCCATCGGCAACCCGAACACGGTCACGCTGACTCTGAACGAGTACGGCAACGCCGTCCTTCGGACTCGGAAGCTGAACCTGTTCAGCCTCTCCGATGTTGACCCGGCTATCGCCAACATCGTTGCCTATAACATGGGCGACAGCGTTGACACGCTGGTTCAGAACGTCCTCCGTCACAGCTCTGCGACTGACACCGGTACCACCAACGGCAACGTCATTCGCAAGCTGAACGGTACCGTCAGCTACACCCCCAGCGGCTCGGCTCCGCCGGCCTCTACCGCGATGGTCTCCACGGACACCATGTCTTCGAACATGATCCGTCTGGCTGTCGCGAAGCTCCGGACCAATAAGGCGTTCCCGAAGAGGGGCTCCCTGTACTGGACCTCCATTCACCCGGAGGTCTCCCTTGACCTCCGTCAGGAGACCGGTTCTGCGGCCTGGCGTGACCCGCACGTCTACTCCGCTCCCGGTTCCATCTGGGCTGGTGAGATCGGCCAGTATGAAGGTGCGTTCTTCATCGAGTCGCCTCGGTGCTACAACACCGACGATGCCGGTTCCGGTGGCAACACCGTCAAGCGATTCCGGACCTACATGGCGGGCCAGCAGGCCCTTGCTGAGGCCGTCGCTGAGGACTTCCACGTCATCGTGGGTCCGGTTACCGACAAGCTGATGCGGGCTCGCCCGATTGGCTGGTACGGCGTTGCCGGCTGGGCCATCTACCGCGAGGAAGCTCTCGTTCGGATCGAGTGCACGTCGTCCATCGACAACTCCTGATCCTAGTTAGTTAGTGGGGTCGGCCTCTTCGAAGGTCGGCCCCTTTCTCTTGGAAGGAGAGAGCATGTCCGATAAGGACGACATCGCCTTTACCACTGCCGTCAAGGCTGGCAACTACACGCTGACCAACAACGACTATTACGTGTCTGTTGAGGCTCCCACTGCGAACGTCACGCTGACGCTCCCGCTGGCCTCTTCGGTTCCCGCTGGTCGTCCGTACTACTTCACCCGTGACACCACGGCCACCTACACGGTGACTGTCACGACCTCGGGTTCGGACAAGATCAATAGCACCACGAACGGCACCATTGCCGTTGGTGCGGCTGCCACTGCTGGCGGCCTGATCGTCCTCTCTGACGGTACTCAGTGGTTCACTGCGGCGAAGTTCTGATTCATTAGGTGGTCCCAGTGGCTCTGTGGTACTTCACCCCTCCAAACGTCTATGAAGGTCTACAGCCTTGGGAGGAGATTGAGCGCCAAGGCCGCTGGGACTACCGATGGTCTCTGTACTTCATGAAGGAGAACCGGGGTCAGTCGGTCTGGCAGGACTCCGCTGGTACCTGGCACATCGGCAGGTTCCCCACCTTCGATGACGTGAACCAGGCCCAATGGTTCTACTACGGCGGACAGGTGTCTGTCGTCAACGACACCAACAAGGCAGCCATCATCGCTGCCAGCCTGGGCATCGACTCCACATATTTCACGGCTGCTGATCCGAGTGCCGTTCTCACCCCTGCTCCACACTCGGATACCTGGCAGCCGATGCCGCCTGCGACGAACACATAGGAGAACTCATGGCTGCGAAGCCTAACCCGAAGGCCCCTCTTGGTCAGGGTGGCCGTTTTGCTGCCGTCGCCAAGGCGGCTGGTGGTGGGAAGAAGGGCGCCGCTATTGCGGCTGCTGTCGGCCGTAAGAAGTACGGCAAGGAAGGCATGGCCAAGCTGTCCGCCAGGGGCAAGCGTGACGCCAAGGGTGGTAAGTGATGGCCGATATCCAGAACGAGCACATCCCTACGAAGCCGAACCACTGCATCACCAATGCTTGTGATCCTGCCGGTACTTCAACTCTCACGGATATGGATGAGCGGATTGTTGTCGAGACTGGGCCGACTCTGGCGGACTGCTCGTACTCGCCTCTGGCTGATGACGTGGAAAGCCGGAAGCGCTCCATCCCCAACACCTTCCAGTACCCCGATGAAGAGTACGCCCAGCCAGGGGGTTACCACTGATGCCCCGAGCAAAGAAGCCGAAGCCGGGAGCTAACTGCTCCAGCTCTTGTCTCACCAAGGATCACGCCACTTTCGGTGAGTGTGTTCGTGGCAAGCGGCTCAATGTCGGCTACTGCGGTCAAGGTGGTGGCGATGCCACTGCCCAGAAGAAATGGGATGCAGAGCTTCAGGCGTACCGGGATGCACGCCGGCAGGGCATTCAGCCTGACGGCACGACCATGCCAAAGATTCGGAAGGCTCTTGAGGAGTCGGACAAGCACGGCGCTGCCTATGGCCGTGACTTCAACGTAGCCGCACCCATGGAGGTGGCGTAGTGTCCGGACAGGCTGTCTCCATTCGTGACGAGTCCACCAATGCCATGCTGCCGATCATCTCCTCCCCCCGAGGGAACTTCATCACCATTGGTGAGGGATCGGTAACCTCAGGCACCACGCTCAGCGCTGCCACCTCTGGGCAGGGCACGGCTATTGACTTCGGCTCCGCCAGCTCCAGTGCCACCTTCCAGGTGGTCACCACTGCTGGCATCACGGCTGGTGCCGTTCAGTTCATGGGCTCCATTGACGGAACCACCTTCACTCCCCTGCCGACTGCCACGTCCTTTGGTGGCGCCGGCTCGAACGCCAACCCGTACACCCTGACGGCTAATGGCTCGGCCATGTTCCATTACAACGGCCTCGCCGTTCGCTACCTCCGGTGCGATGTCTCGACCACCGTTACGGGTGGCACGGTAACCGTGAAGGTCGCTGCCTTCTAATTCCTGGAGCCAAGATGGCAACCTACACCTATGCAACGCTAGTAGCCAGGGTAAGGCAAAGCCTTCTTGGCTAGGCCACCTTGGTTCGGTAGTAGTAGTCACGACCACACGCGCGGCATGAACGCTGGCCATTCTTCTTATGGCATGTATTCTCCTCGTCATAGGGGTGGTTCTTCGGGCAATGGGTGCGCTCGCGCCGGCCATTGCTGGCCCGCCCCTTTTCGATCATCTCTAGCAGATTGTCTCGCTGAGTCTTAGTAGAGAGGTGGTCTGGATTGACGCACTTCCTATTGTCGCAGGAGTGAGCCACAACCATCCCATTCGGAACCGGACCATGATGAATCTCGTAGGAGATCACATGTGCCCGCCGGACCTTTTTGGCTTGGCTATCCCAGCATCTTCCATAGCCAGTCTTGAACAGGGAACCAGTCCACTCCCAGCATTCTCCAACTATCTCATAGCGATCAAAGTTCGTCATATGGTCACTATAACAGCCGAGACAGATTTCGCCAGGGGGTGATGCCGTATGGCCACGTATACGTATGCTCAGCTTGTCGCCCGAGTGCGACAATCGTTGCTTGGCTTTACTTAACCAAGGATCAAGAGCAGTACAGCTTTGCAACGGTGGCAGTGGGATCAACCGACACCACCATTGCGGCCGATCCCAGCACCCTGGAGAATCTGTCCAACGGCCTTATTCAGATCGATGATGAGCTGATCCTGATCAGCAACATCAACCGGTCTACAGCTCAGCTCACCGTCCTTGCCGGAACGAATGGCCGGGGAGTTGAGGGAACCGTTGCGGCTTCGCATGCGCAGAACGCTCTCATTGTCAATGACCCCACATTCCCCAGGGCCGCCATCAAGCAGGCCATCAATGACACCATCCTCGGGATGTTCCCGGATGTCTTCGTGGTGAAGTCCACGACTGTCACGAAGTCTGCTCCGCAGTACGAGTACGGTCTCCCTGTCGATGTGGTGGACATTATCCAGGTTCACTCGGACACGGTTGGCCCATCTCAGATCAACTTCGCCAACTATCACTATCGATTCAACCCGATGGCGAACACCACCCGATTCCCCACGGGTAAGTCAATCCAGGTTCTTGACCCCGTGACTCCAGGTCGAAGTATCTGGGTGACCTACCAGGCGGAGCCTTCGCCTCTGGTCAATGACACCGATGACGTTGGCACGGTCACGGGCTGGAACAGTGACGCCAATAGGTATTCGGACATCATCGTGTTCGGTGCCTGTGCTCGGCTGATCTCCTCCTATGAGACAGCTCGCCTCCAGCAGGGCGCCATTGAGCAGAGCGAGCGGGCGAGCCTCGTTCCTGTGCAGTCGGCATCCAAGGCTTCTCAGTATTTCTGGCAGCAGTATCAGCAGCGGCTTTCCGAGGAACGGCAGCGGCTCATGGAGCGCTTCCAGACCACGGCGCACTACAACAGGTGATAGCCCATGGCCAACGCGCGTTATTACTCCTCGACTGCCCAGCAGACGACTCTTTCCAATTCGGTAACCTCTACCGCCACGTCCATCACAGTGGGGTCCACCACGGGCTTCCCGACCAGCTTCCCGTATACGCTGGCCCTGGACTACGGAAGCAGCTCTGAGGAACTGGTCGATGTCACGTCGGCCTCTGGTCTCACGCTGAACGTGAACCGTGCTGTCGATGGCACTTCCGGCTCCGTGCACTCTGCCGGCGCAGTGGTCAAGCACGTGGCGTCTGCCCGTGACTTCACGGACCTTCAGACGCACATCGCCAACTCCTCCGGAGTGCACGGCATCACTGGCTCCGTGGTCGGTACCACCGACACTCAGACCCTCACCAATAAGACGCTGACCGGACCCACCATCAACTCTGCGGTGAGCGTCGGGACCAACTCTCTGACAGTGGGGTCCAGTGGCACGGACACTACGCAGTTCACCCTTAAGCGGGGCCTGGACTCTGGCGGTACCGCCAACCTCGCCGTATTCCAGAACCAGCCGGGTAATAACAACCTGTTGGTCGTAGGCGTTAACGGTCAGCTCACCCTCACTCCGGACAGCAGCTCTGCGGTTCCGCTCACAGCGAACGGTCCGAGTGGTGTCACCACCCTCGCCCAGCTCCAAGCCAATGGCGTCAACAAGCTGGTCGTCTCTGGTGATGGTGCTACGACCATCACGCCGGCCACGGCATCGACGGTACCTCTGACCATCAACGGCCCGTCTGGCATGACGGGCAACCTGATGACCCTTGAGGTAAACAACGTCTGGAAGCACGTCGTCGGCCCTGACGGCGGTACAGTGATCAGTCCTGCCACTGCATCCACAGTGCCGCTGACACTCTCGGCTCCCAGTGGCCAGACGGGCAGTCTGATCAGTGCCACGGTCAACGGCAACAGCCGATTCACTGTCAACTCTGACGGTGGGGCCATCGTCTCCAATGGCGCTGTCGCCACTGTGCCGGTTCAGATCAACGCTCCGACCGGTCAGACCGGAGACCTGATCAATGCCGCTGTGGGCACCACCCTGAACGTCTTCAGGGTGGACAAGAGCGGCAATGTCACTGGCGCCAATGCCAACTTCTCTGGTATCGGCAATGTCCAGTGGGGTGTTGCCACCACTGACCAGACGGTATCGAACACGACGCTGACCAACGACAACTCCCTGAGTGTGTCACTGGCAGCCAATGCCACCTATGACATTGAGCTGTGGTGGTACTTCGTCTGCAACAACTCCACAGCTCCGGACATCGCAACTCAGTGGAACGTCGGCAGCATGACGTTCTCGACCCTGGCGGCTAGGTCATGCTACGGCCCGTCTCCGACGAACGGTTCGTCTCTCGACCCGACTCAGCTCAACTACGTGAGCCACACGGTCAACTTCTTCAATACCTCTGCCAAGTACCAGACGTTCGCCTCGACTAACTTCATCGTCGCCGTTGAGAGGTTCGTCGGAACTACCTCAAGCTCTGGGACCGTCAACTTCCAGTTTGCCCAGTGGACCTCTGGTGCCACTGCCATTACCCGCAAGGCTGGCTCTTGGGTTAAGTGCACTCGGATCGGCTAAGGAGTCGCCATGGCTGGTACCATCCTCAGCTTGGGTCCAGGTGCGGTCTATCCGCTTGACGGCCGAAGCGACCAGACCTCGGCCACCTACACCCTCACTGGTGACCGGTACGACTATGCCCTAGCCGGCATCCCTCTGCTCTCGAAGATCGACCACGACCAGCATCCATACATCCGGACGCTCATGGAGATCAAGAGGACGCAGTTCGACAACCTCTCTGAACCTGGAGAGCAGTCAACCTCAACCTGGTGGCTCAGGTCCATGCAGACCTTCGTCGGTGGCGAGGGCCTGACCTACCAGGACCCGGACAAGCACAACCTCTGGGCCATCAACTACGGCGTTCGCTACCACTCGGGTTACGGAGTCAACCCGTGGGTCGATCAGCAGCTCACGCTACTGAAGACGACTAACTCCCGTGTTACTAACACGGCAGCGAACCAGTGGGTACAGGGCTACACCAACAACGGGAATAGTTACTACTGGTCTGCCGGTGGGACCACTGTCACTCGTGATGACGGGACTACTCAGACGGCAGTCACTTGGGGTGGTTCCAATACCATCCTGAGCTTCGCATCCTCGGGTGCCAAGTATTACGTAGCCGACTCCGCCGGAGTATGGTCCGGCACCGATGCCGGTAACGGCTCGAAGCTCTGGACGAATGACATCAGCTACACCAGGGCGAACATCGCCTACGTGAAGCAGCGCCTCATGGCGGCCTTTAACTCGACCCTGTACGAGCTGGGGGCCGATCCTACTAGTCCTCCGCAGAGCATCAGTGGACTGCCGTCCACTCAGAAGCTCTACACCCATCCGAATGCCGGATGGACCTGGACCGGTTGGGCCGAAGGGACCGATGGAATCTTCGTCGCCGGCCATGACGGCTTCACCTCATCCATCTACAAGATTCAGTACAATACCGGCACTGGTGCGAATCTCGGTGGAGCCTACGTCAACTGTTCCATGCCCGATGGTGAGCTTATCAATGACATCGTGACCTACCTGGGCAACTATGTGGGCATCTGCACCACAAGGGGCTTCAGGGTCGGGCAGATCGACAGTAGCTCAGGGAACATCGCCTATGGTCCCCTGCTGTTCCAGACCTCTGGCGGATGCCAGAGCTGCACTGGCTATGACCGGTTCTTCTGGGTTACGGTCAACAGCGCCATCAACAACAATCAGTATTCCGGTCTGTATCGGGTGGATCTGGGTATGGTCCTCCAGGACCAAGGCGTCCAGCCGGCACAGCGCTTCGCCTATGCCTCGGACCTGAACAGCCATACCACGGGAACGGTCACCAGCGTGACCACCTTCGGTACCTCGAATCAGCGTGTCTTCTCCATCGCTGGCGTGGGGACTTATCTGGAGGACCCTGCGGTCCTGGAAGCCACTGGCTACATGGAGACCGGTCGGATTCGGTACGGGATGCTGGACCCCAAGAACTTCAAGTTCGCCAGCATCAGAACGCCGAACCTTCTCACTGGTTCCATCAGCATCACGTCGATAGACGCCAGTGGTGCGGCTACTCCGCTGATCACCTACTCGGGGAGCATCCCTCCGGGGAGCACGGACCTCTACATCGCTGAGCCTGCCACTCCGCAGGAGTACATCAGTCTCGGCTTCACCCTGGCTCGCTCTCAGACCAACAACACGCAGGGGCCAGTGCTCAATGCCTGGCAGGTCAAGGCCATGCCTGGTGCCATCAGGCAGAGGCAATTCCAGCTCAGCTTCCTGTTCTTCGATTTCGAGAAGGACAAGACGAATCAGAAGCTCGGCTATAAGGGTCGGACCGCTGATCGCCTGAGGACTCTTGAGCAGTTGGTCCAGAACGGCAATGCCGTTCAGTTCCAGGATCTCGTCAGGAACGAGAGCATGTTGGTCTGGGTGGATCAGATGGAATTCCGTCAGCAGAACTCCGCATCGGAGATCGCAGCCGAAGGGTATGGCGGTTATCTGACGGTTCAGCTCACCACGATCAACGACAACATCGGGACGGCATAGCATGGCAACCGTAGCTCTCCCTGCCTGGCTTCCAAGGGCTCCGATCATCGCCCCGTCCACGAAGCCCGAGAAGGCCGCTGTATGCCTCGCTCAGCGGGTTTTGAGGGTGCCCGAGACTGGTTCCCTTGACGATGCCACAACGAGCGCCCTGAGGGGCCTCCAGGCCCTTTTCAAGCTTGATCCCACTGGCTATCTGGACGAGAAGACAGCGAAGCTGATCGACAGACTCCGATGGACTGTGACCTCTTAGGAGTCATTCCCCATGAAGGCCATACTTCACCGGTTCGCGCTCTGGTTCGGTAGTGCTGCCGGCGTCATACAGACTGCGGTGTTCGTTACTGTGGTCGTCGTTGCCGAATTTCTGCGACCCTCGATGGACCCTAACGGGTTCTGGTTCCTGTTCTGGGCGACTGTCTATTCGGCTGTCACTCAGCCGCTGCTTGCCTACTCGACAAGCGTGACGGATGAGTCCAACGCTGAGGCCCTGAGGTTCCTGCGGTACCTGTCTGAACGCATCCTTGAGGAGGCGAAGGAGATCCACGATGACGTGGACCCCGAACACGACAAGGACATGCCAGAAGACAAGGCATAAAAAGAAACCCCCGGCTCCCTGATGGGAGTCCGGGGGATCTTTTTTGTTGCCCGTAGACTGTCCCCATGTTCACGCTGACCGTGGCCAGCCTCGCAGGCCGGCACAGCAACCAGTACGCCACCCTGCCAGAGGCCCTGACGTGGATCAGGCGATGGGTCCCTGACGCCGATGAGGACGAGGTACGCACGAAGGTGCGAACCGAGGGCCAGTGGCGAGTTGGCACCACTGATGTGGTCGTGACCCTGACTGGCTGACAGGACATCACCCTCGGTGGCAGACTGGTCGCATGGAGAGGACTCGCCTAGCGGTCCAGGGACCGCGATACAAGGTCGGATACAGCCATCGCTCACGGACGTACGGCATTTGGGACTGCTGGCTCGCAGCTCCCTGCGGGCTCCCCGATGAGGATGGGGAGATCAGGCGGCTCCAGTTCATGACTGGAGCTGACGCCTGGCAGTGGCTCACCAGGTGCCATGAGAGCGGTCTGGCGCTCGGCCTCGACGTACCGGTGAGCACCGCAGAGGAGGCGAGAGACATCTTCAGTCACCTGAGCAGTGGTGGCCACTGGGGACCGTGGGTCCTGGTAGCTGAACCTGTGGCAGCATAGAGAATGCCCATGAGGGGCACGAAGGGCGCCGGTTCCGTCCAGCGGATTACCTGCTGGCGCCCTCTCTCATGCTCACTTGCCGGGACGACACCAACCCTTGCCGTCGCAGGGGTGATCCGCCCCATCGGGGCAGTCGCAGATGATCGGCTTGCCGTCCTTATCGCGCTGAATCGGGTCCTTCTTCTTGAAGATTCCCATTACCCTTACCTCTCTCATGCCCTCAGTCGTCCTTGTCCGGGTCGATGAGGTCAGCGGCCTTAAACCAGATGCCTTCGGCCGCCTCGTCGTAGTAGTAGTCACGATCCTGGTTGCGGATCTTCTCCGCATCCTTGCGAGACTGATCGGCTCGAACCGCAGCCTCGAAGGCGTTGATCAGCCCAGGGAGGGCGATGGCATGTCCGGCGTTACCGCCGAACCTCTGGATAAACTCAATCAGGTCATCCCTCTCCTTCATGGGCTGACCCTCCCATTCTCATTGAACAGCTTCATGGACTCCGGCACTACCGTAGCAGCCAGAGCTTCCATCTGATTGGCTACCTCCTGAATCTCCCACATGGGGAAGGTGGGAACTGTCGTCTTGTCCGTCTTGTTCCTCAGAGACAGGAAGTTGAAGAGAGACCGAAGGTTGATCGTCAGATACCACGACGTGTAGATGTTGACCGGTAGCACCATGCGGGCCACCTCACGGGCAATGCCGGCGTCAAGCATCTCCTGATAGGCAGCGTAGGCACGAGCGCTGGACTCTCGGGTCACGTCGGAGACGGTAGCCATCTCCCAGAGCCCGCCATGCTTGAAGGTGTAGGCTCCAGGCTTTCCCTCTTGGATCAGAGGGCGATCATCAACAGGCAGGTAGAAGACCGGCTTCAATTCCTTGTACCGGCCGGACTCCTCATTGATGGAGGCGATCCGGTGACGATGGGCCTCGCGGGCCACGAAGATCGGTGCTTCGATGTAGAAGGTGAACACCACGTGCTCCCATGGGGTACCGTGTCGGTCCCGCATGAGCATATTGAGAAGGCCCCGTTCCGGAATCCCTGGAGCTAGCGCCGCCAGGTCGATATCCCGCTTCACCCGAGCGGCTTCAACCACTCGGATGTCAGTGCCCATGCAGTCCTGTAGGTCAACCGTGAAGTCAGACCTGAAGCGGATCTCAGAGGAGGTAGTCATCATCGTCCCCCATGGTGAGCCAGATGGTGAACAGGAGGACGAAGAGGACTGCGCCGATGACGATTGCCCAACTCATGAACAGAACTCTCCAAGCTCAGACGGAGTGACGTAACCGCACCAGCGATTGTCGTTGAAGAGGAAATCCTGTGCACTCTCGGCACAGAAGTCCACCAACTGAGAACAGATCATGTGACCAGTGGACTCGATGTATTCCCTGAGTCCGGGGATCGGTAGGTGGAGCGAGTGAGCCGCAATGGCCCAGTAGTCCAGCCATGAGTACGGGATATCGAGACACTTCCTGGCAGTGTTCACCATAAGGTCCCGCTGCCAGTCACTCAGGTTCCGGTGAGACCAGGCGATCCGGGGATCGTCAATGGCATAATGGCCGAAGCCGGCACCACTGGGCTTGGCCTCGATCACCTTGACGGCATTGCTCTCGGGAATCACCTCGACCGCGACGAAGGCGTGATCGTACTGAGGCTTGCCCTTGTCGCCAAGGGCGTTCATCAGGCGCTCTCCGAGCGTGATCAGACGGCCTCCAGGCGAGTTGTAGGAGATGACTCCGAAGTCTCCGCGCTGCGGACCGGACATGTAGCCTCCATCAAGTCTCGGCAATCCAGACCCACCATCCGGATGGGACTGTTCCTGTGGACCACGTACTTCCTCAGGCTGGGCAGAAGTGGCAGATCCTCCCGGTAGACCGTGGAGAAATACTGCTCCATCGATCTCCCACCTCGGCCCCGAACTCCCTCGTAGGGGAGGTTCCAGCAGCGGGACGCTGCGTAACGAATCCACTCGACCCCTTGCCATGTCGCCCTTGTGGGACGGTTCTTCTCGGACAGGTCATGCACGATGACCGGTTCATCGGTGGCCAGGCGATAGAGCAGGTCTACGCCGGCACCCATGATGACCTTGTCCCATTGCTTCTGTTCGCAGTGTGTTGACTGGATATGGGAGTAGTGCCAGTCATAGGAAAAGCCGGGGCAGAGAAGGCCCCGGCTCAGGTTGGCGAAGTGGGTTGTCACTCCGAGTCCTTGACTTCCTCATAGCCATCAAAATTGCGGCGGGTGGTGACATGCTGCTGATCCTCGTCGGGCCATGATGCCCGACCGAAGGCCATACGCCGATCACCAATGGCGTCCACGGAGCGAACCTCGAAGACATCCCCGTGATCAGCATGGCGATACGTCTTGCCGACCTCGAAGAAAGGTTCGACCTTGGGCAGAGTCTCAACGAAAGCGATGGGGAGGCTGGTCTCACTGCCGCCCTGGCGACGAATGAAGACCCTCTCATTGCCGACATGGAGGACTTCAATTATGGTATCGGCGTATTCGTACTTGTCCCCGACCTTGATCTCAGTCACGTGCGATCCTTTCTCAGAAGTCATGAACACAGAGCGGACAGGTCACAACTCGATTGGCGAAAATCTCTCGCTCGCCTCCGAGTCTGGCAAGGATCTTGTTGTGCTCATCAAGTAGCCCTTGCTCGGTATAGGCGTGATTGCACTCGAAGCACACTCGATATGTCTCGGGTGTGACTGGTTCCTTCACGCCATGGATATAGCAGGTCTCGTCATCCATTGATCTGCCCTTGGGTCTCGGCCATGGCCTGAGCGTTGCTCTTGGCCTTCCTGGAGCCTGTGTACTCCCTGAATGGGTCAGTGCCCCCAAGAGCCCTCTGAAGGGCCTTGAGCGCCCTCTGTATGCGCTTCTGGGCCGCCTCCTCAGTGCAGTCGAGTTCGGCCGCTAGAAGCTCATCCGAGTAGTCGTACTTCCACCTCCACACCAGGACGTTGTAATGGGCCTGGGGGAGCGACTGGAGCGCCTGCGACACATCGGCAAGCATCACCATGCGCTCACCAGACATGCGAGGATCGGCCTTGGCCTTCGGCTGGCCATCGCTCGGAGTGGACTGGAGAGACCAGCCGTCATGGTCGAACACGTCAGCCATCAGCTCCCGGAGGACGGGAACCGTGTAGTAGTGCTCATCCTGAACGGAGTAGCCAGATCGAGATGCCTTCTCTCGCTTGGCGTACCGCTTGGCCTCGACCATCAAGGCGAAGCCGGCCATGGTCACATCCTCGTTTTCGTACCACTCCTGAACCTTGTCGGGATGCTCAAGCATCCACACCCAAAGCTCATTGACCACATCATCGGACTCAACGATTCCACGGAATCGAGAGGCAACCTTGGCGGCCTCAGCCGTGGCAATCGGCTCTACCCACTGCACCCAATCGTCATTGCCGACCATCAGCACGCCACCTCACCTCGAACGTTGACCGACCCGAGGTTCGTCTTTCCTCGGGACCACTTACCGCAGTCGGTGCAGAAGAACCGCTGATAGCGACTGAGACCGGTGTAGGCGAAGCCGCGCTTCTGGAGATCGGCCGATCCGCAAGCGGGGCAAGAGTCGTGGATCTCTTCCTCGTAGAGGCCGACAACGGGATGCCCGACGATCCACGGAAGTAGCTTGTCGTACAGCTTCTCCGTCAGGATCACATCCTGGCGGTTGTACTTCTCCATGAGCCGCCAGGCATCCTCATCGCCCTTGAGGCAGTCAATCCAGAGCTGATGACCGGTGTGGCTTACCTTGTGGCCGAAGCCCAGCCGGCTGGCCACGTAATCCAGCTTGTTGCTGGGGAATCGAAACCGCCGCTTGACTGTGTGGATAAGGTCGATGCTCCGGTACGGAGCCGGCGCATCCATCCCCTGTTCCAGGAACTCCCGGTTCAGGTGAGGGATATCGAACCGGTCACCGTTCCAGGTGACCAGAGCATCGGCCTCATCAAGCAGATCCCGAGTGGCCTCAAGCATCCCAGCCTTTCCGTCACGATGGACGGAGAAGAACTGAGTCTTGTTCTCGTGACGCCACTTGGTAGACAGACAGAGGACTTCCCCAGACTCCAAGAGCTGAGGAAGCCCAATGTTCTGATTCCACAGTCCCCATACATGAGCCAGGTTCGGTGATGTCTCGATATCTGCCGTCAGGATCTTCATGAGATCATCATGGCAGAATGTCGATTATTCACCAGCAGGTATTCACATGATGGGGAGCTTGTCGATATCCCCTTCGTCGTTCCAGGGGACTCCCGTCACCTTGGGGACGGAGACATTCAGACCTGTTGGATTCGGATCAGTAACGGGCCGAAGGTCATTCGGGTTCACGCCAAGCGACTGGGCAATCAACTTCGCGCTTGGTGAAGCAACCTCAACGATGTCCCGGAGCTTGTCCAGAAGGGCAGCCTCATCGGTATCCCGAGGAATCTCCCACTCGACACGGCGAGTGCCATTGTCAAACTGGAAGATCAGCTCTCCCTTGGAGAACTTCCAAGTCAGACTCACGCTTTCACCTCGATCGGACTCCAGATAGCAGCCAGAGTCCTCACCCGATCCTGGAGCCATGCCCTCACGGCAGACTCGTCCTCGCGCTTGATCTTGCACTCGGTAGAAGTCAGTATCCCCCTGCGCTGCAAGAGGAAGAACACCTCAAGCACCCCGAATGGCACCTCTTCGCCTGCCTCATAGTCCTCCGGATCTGGCTTACGCCAGTCCCAGCGAAAGGCCAGGTTCATATCAGGGTCACTGTCCCACCATTCGAAAAGGAAGTCGGCCCATGAATCGTAGGTCTCGTGATAGGAGCCCTCAGTGCAGTAGTAGGGGTGGTTGCTTTCCCAAAGCGGCTGCGCCTCGGTCACTTCAACGTCTCCAATACCTTCTCAAAGCAAGTCAGATAGCCATGGGCGTCAACAAGGGAATCCCGATGGGCAGGATCACCCATCAGTCGCGAAGTCTTCAGGTGGACCATCATCAGTGCCACGTCCAGTGGCGTGATGCTCTCGCCAGGCTTCAGCTTGGAGAGCAGGTAACCGGACCACATGCCAGCGGTGCGGCGGAAGTCCTCTCCAGGGTGCCCGTACTGGGCCTCACGCTTGCCAGAGCGGACGAGGCTGGCGGCCTCCATCTCGGCCGGCTCAGCCTGGCTGGCACCGTTCACGTAAAAGAACTGCTTGCCCAGGAACTTGGCCGCCTGGTACTCCAGGCGTGCCCCTTCACTGTCCTGCCAGCCAGGCAGGAGGAAGACGGCATCGGCCTTGATCACGTCTTCGAGGTCGAGAGCCATGTACTCCGCAGGCTCCCGAGTCTGATCCCCATCGAAGTGGCGAGTGGGGTTCAGAACCTCCCAGCCATGAGCAACGAGCTGAGTCTCCACCTCATTGAACAGGTCATAGTTGAAGTTGGCCTTGCCCCTCATGGGGCCAGAGATGTAGGCGACACCAGCAGGACTGAGCGGGGCTTCAGCCTCGTAGTCCTGAGCTTCCATCTCCTCCTCTTCGGGAGTCATGGGATCGTTCAGCGGGTCATAGTCCTCAGCGAAGTTCAGATCCTCGATAGCATCCCAGTCAACAGCCATGGGGATGTCTTCGTGCTCTCTGGGAACCTTCTTCGTCTTGCTCATGCAGCTTCTTTCTGTGCCAGAAGGTGAGCCATGAGGGCATCACCGATGAACTTGGTGTAAGCCGGCGGGATTGCCTCGGTCAGTTCGTGATGGTCCTCCGTCCAGTCGATGCCCATTGCTTTCTGCATCTCCTGGACATTCCCCTTGCCGCCACCACTGCCATAGGCGGCGATATAAGGGCCGTCGTACCACTGACCATGGCGATAACCACGAACACGACCACGATGCTTCACATGCTTGGGCTTGGCCATCGACCAGTGATGCAGTTCAAACTTGCGATGGCGCAGGACCCCGAGGGAGAACATCTCCCCGCAGAGCATCACATCGGGTCGGGACTCGGGATTCTCTATGACGGCAGGAATCCCGGCCATCTCGAAAACATCCCTCATCGGCTTGTAGAGCTTGGGATAGATGAAACCACGGGCCTTGTTGGTGCCCTGGTTCAGAGTGCACTTGTCCTGGCAGGGTGGAGATCCATGAACCGCATCGAATTCGTGGATGTGCTCCAGGGCATATTCGATGGCGTCGGCCTGAATGAAGGCTCCCGGATAGGTGGGGCGAGGTGCGATGTCCACCCCCACCACTTCAAAGCCGGCGGCCTGATAGCCCTTGGCTGCCCCCCCCGCTCCGCAGCAGAGATCAAGCAGCCTCAAATCTTCCCCTTGATCCAATCAAGTCCCCAGTCCTCCATGAGGACATCAGAGACATCCATGCCGTCTGGCAGGATCACCGGTCGGGCGTCGATCTTCTCCTGAAGAGACTTCGCCATATTGCGTCCGGCGTCGTCGCCATCAACGAAGGCGATCACTCTGGAGAAGTCAGCGAAGATGTATCGCCAATGCTTCTGCCAATTCGTAGCTCCGGGAATCCCGACACTCGGTACGCCTGACACGCTGAGCACCAGCGCATCAAGCTCGCCTTCGCAAATCGCGAGAGTATCCTCTGCGTCGTGGATTGCTCTGACGTTGTAAAGGTAGTTGCCGTTAGGAAGACCGATGTACTTAGGCTTTCCGTCGTCCAACCTCCTGAACTTGAAGTGCACTGGGCCGGCAGGGGTGAGGTAGGGAATGGCAAGCATGCCAGCGTACTGCTCGAAACCCTCAGTGGCCGTCTGAGGCACGAAACCGAGGCGGTAGTCCTCAGCGGCCCGGAGGGATATACCGCGTCCTTCTAGGTACCCTAGAACCTCTTCTCGGTGTGCCTCGAAGGTCTGGCAGGCTCGCTCCAGCAAGTTCCTCCGCTCGCTTGAGAGCGGCTTCATAGGTCATCCCCTCACTCGACATGAGGACATGGATGGCATCGCCCTTCACTCCGCAGGTGTGGCAGTTGAAGACGGCACGGCCACCATGGACGGAGGCCGATGCATGGCGGTCGCCATGGAAGGGGCAGCGGACTGATCGCCATCGGTCGTCGTCTGTGATCTCGACTCCGAGTTCGATGAGGACTCGTCGCGACCACTCTGCGTCGGCTTCCATCCGCACCAGTCCAGGAACCTGAGGACAGCTCCGCCAGTGAGCTGAATATAGGGAATCCAGAGCAGCGAGCCCCCGAGCGCCTTGCTGTAGGCATTCCCGTTGATGTACCAGCGCCAGTCGGCAGGGCTACCCTTGCCGGGCCGCTTGTGCACCAGTAGGCCAAGACTGTGGCCACCATTGACCCTCTGCATGGCAAGATCCTGCATCCAGTCTCGGATCAGCCTGTCACTGGGCTCCCGTCCATTGGTGTAGCCGTCTTTCACCTGGACGACCAGACCCCGGACGGGTCGAACATCCCCATGGTCGTCTGCGCCGGCCAAAGGAATTCGTTGAGCGTCGAGATAGCCGTTCTCAATGAACCACTTGACGACCGCAGTCTCAGCCTTGGTGCCCTTGATCTTCGATCGGTTAGCCACGTGGCAACCTCACAATCCGGAGCAGGCGGCCTTCGGCTCCATCGATCAGGCACTCCCAAATCTTCCAGGATGGGAATGACTTCAGGTACTCGCAGTGCGCATCACAGATCAACTGGTCATTGTGGGCACATCGCATTCCGGCAGTAGCCAGCCATCTGGCCTCTCGCTCACAGGGAGAATCACCATCCCTGCCTTCGCATCGCCAGTGAGGATCGAAGTCCAGATCCTCAAGGCTGATGATGGATCTCTCGGCAATCAACTCCACCAAGTTGCATCCTCGTCTCGTGACGAGTCACCCCAGAAGTTCTCCTCTGGTGCGTACTCATGGACCGGTTCAGGTTCAGGGGCAGGAGACCACTCGGGTTCCTCAATCAGGCAGCGGTTGCCGTCTGCCCTAAACTCGAAGACAAGGGATGCATCAGCGGGTCCTCTTCCGAAACGGTTCTTGACTGGAGCTACATAGAACTTCGGCCCTCGAAGGGCCACGTTGAGAATCAGCACGGGAAGCTGGCTGATCTTCCCCATGATGGCGCTACGCGGTTGGACCGGATTGCCCGGTACCGACTCGGTGGTGTGGTGGACAACAATGACGCCCGCTCCAGTGTCGCGAGCGAAGCGCTTCATCTCTCGCATGAGAGCACGAAGGGTGGCGAATTCATCGCCATCCTGGAAGTCAACATCACTGGCGATGTCCACGACGACCAGTTCAGGGAACCGGCCGAACATCTCCAGGTAGGCGTAAGCCTCTAGCCAGATGTCATCAAGAGAAGGGGATGGGAAGAAGTTCCAACGGACGTGTTCATAAGACTTGAGGACTTCGGCGGCGGCCGACTTGTCCTCGACTAGCATGCGCTCTGTCTCGTCTGTCGTCCTGCCCGTTCTCATGGCAAGCAGACGAGAGGCCATAGTGAAGAAGTCGGAATCGGAACTGAAGTAAAGGGTGGGAACCTGGAGCTTGTCCATGACCACCAGAGTGAACATGGATTTGAAGGAGCCGGGAGTGCCGGCAGTGAGGTGAACGCTCGCTCTGCGGAAAAGGATTCCGTTCTTGGCGAAGACCGGGAAGGGGGCCGCGAACGGCTCCCCTCCCGTCTCCTCACGATGAGCGAGCCTAGCGAGGCTCTGACCCAATCAGTCCCTCTTCCCGATCACGAACCTGGCAGCGAAGTACGAAGCCACGGTCATGACGACCGCAAAGAGGATGAAGTCCAGCACTGCGACTACTGCGGTCTGACCGCTCATCGGTCCTCACCTCGGCTGTACCAGATGGCGATGAGACAGAAGATCACGAGCCCACCGAATCCCGTTCCAGCCAGGAAGTAAGCGAAGTTCTCCATGCTGCTCACGCGGCCCAGTGCTGGCGGAACTGCTCGGCAGTCTCGGCCGGCACGTTCCAGACCTTGCGCTGACTGTCCCACTTGCCTCCGGCCTGCTTGACCCGATCCCGCAGAGCGGTCTCAGTGAAGGGGACCGCTACCGCGACGGTTCCACCCTGAGGGGCGGACTGCTGGGGCTGTCCACCTCCGTTACCAGCAGGACGCTGGCTCTTAGCTGCTGCAAGATGAGATGCAGCCGACCGAAAGGAGACGGCAGCGGTGATGATCTTCTCCTGGAGTCCGCCCATGGCGTCCAGCAGCTCATCCGCTCGCTCAGGGCTGTTGGCGTGGATGACGACCCACGGCGCTCCGTCGCCCTTCAGGGTGATGGTGATCTCGTCCTGGTTGATCTCAGACACGGTTCCTCCGTTTGTGTCTAGTTGTCCGGGTTGAAATTCGGATCAAGCGAGTCATAGAGATGACTCAGCTCCCCGCCTGCCGTGAAGCAACCCACTCGCACAGAGCAGTTCTGGCAGGAGAATGAAGGCTGAGGGATGAACACCTCGGCCTCAATAGCCCTCTGAAGGTTCGCCAGCACCTTGCCGGCGTACTCAGGAGTCCAGAGGGACAAGTCCACTCGACGGCTGAGCTTGCCGTCTCGTGCAGAGAAGGTCCGGCCCCAACGAGGGGCATCTCCGTGCTTCACCAGGAGGGCAGCATGGTAGATGCCCAACTGGAAGACCGATGCTGCCTTGGTCCCCGTCTTGAGATCCACGATGTCTTCCGCGTACACGCGGTCAATGAATCCCTTGGCTTCGATCTCACCGAAGTGGATGTGGAACTCTTCCTCGATTGACAGGGGAAGTCCGAGATCCCCATGCCCCCACTGGACGTAGTTCCGAAGCATCTCCGGACCGTTGTCCATCCACCAATCGAGGTTCTGGCCTTCGGGCCGATCCTTGGTGACCCCAGCCACTCGCCACTTCGTGTGGTCGGGCTGCATCTCAAGAGCTTGCTTGATCTGGTCTGCGATGCAGTCTTCCCAAAGCTCGTCAAGGCTGGGCTCACCAGCCAGCCAGTCATACCCGATCTCTGCATCAATCCGCTCAGTCGCCTTGTGGAAAGCTGAGCCACCGATCAGGAACCAGGCAGGCTCTTGAGGAACGCGCTTGATGCGCTCCAACTCGAAGGATTTCCCACAGTAAAGCCAGGAGGTGACCTGGCTTGCCGAGAAGTGGCCACTCATTCGGGGGCCTTGATTTCGCGATGCTCAATCCGGCGGCTGGGAGCATAGAGGTAGCGCCCATTGCTATGGAAATAGGCGATAATGGCCCATCCGGCGTCATCCACGGCCTTCACCGTGAATGGATTGTGTCCAGCGTGAGGAAGTTCATACCACTTGCCCACCTCCCACTTCGGAGGTTCTGGCTTGTCGCGGAACTCTACTGACGCGACGCCCTCAGCAACGAAGCCGGTACATCCACTCTTGGGAACGTCCAGCCATTCAGTCCACGCGCCGTGGTCGTTGTTCGCCTTCCAGCGGTACTGACGCTGAGGCTTGCTGGGATTAGGCTTTGCCTCGCGAAACTGGACACCTTCCCAGGTGTCAACATAGAGATCATCACCGATCGGCCAGTCTCGCCATTCCGTCCCCCTGATAACCTCTCCGGTCTCGTCGCTGTAGTCAACGCAACGGAACTGGTACTTGATGTCACTCATGCTGCCTCCTTCTTCTTTCTCCGGTTCTCACGGCAGTGGCCGCAGGACCAAAAGGTATTCCCGTGGCGATTGGTGTCCTTCTGCCATCTGACATGTCCGCAGGTGTCACACGGCTCAGTGGGACGATGCGGCCCCTTTGGCCGGCCAGCCTTCGCCGGTTCCTTGACCGAAGCGAAAGCCTTCTCAGGGTCGGAGTATTTGGTATGCAGCCTGCGACGCAGGCTCAGAGAAGTACCGCCGTACACGTGATAAGTGGTCTCATAGGTCTCGTTGTCCCATGCGAAGAGAAAGCACTCCCTACGCACGGGGCAACCGAAGCAGCCCTCAATGGCCTTCAGGGCATCCTTGGGCTCACTCGATGTCCACAGATGAGAGTCGGAGACCTTGGCGCAGAGCGCTTCACTCATCCATGGGGGAGTCTGAAACAATTCCATGGCTCCGTCTGTCGGAGCCGTCCTGATGGTTGGATACCCGTTATGGCTTGCAATCCATGGATCTGCGAGCACTCTGCGCCTTTCTTCAGTTGACAAAGGGTGCCCATCGCGACCAGTGCCGATCGGGTGCGGTCCGCGTTGGCTAGACCGCTCACTAGTCCATGGGCTCTCGGACGCCATGACGGTTGCCGAGCAAGTACACAGCGGGGAATCGAACGCCCGTAGATCGTCATCTAGTTGCCAAACCTGTGCTGCCATGATCGACTGCCGTTCCGCACTTGCGAGAGATTGCGGGCCAATCCGGGTGCCTAGTTACACCCGACGGGATTGCCCTCAGGTCCCTGCCGATCAGTGGGTCTGCCTGGATTCGAACCAGGTACCGGGAGCGGCGAGAGTGAAAGGAGGCGAAAGCCTCTCGCGCTCTACCGGTCTGCCTATCAGACCCTTTGCCCAGTCCTTTCGGCTGGGCTCATTCACAGGCTATCCCTCTGGATTCAGATCGCCAGTAGGGTATTCTCAGCACCTTCCTTGATGCGCACCATGGCGTCACTGATGACCTTGTGGGCCAGTTCTGCGGGTCTGCGACTGTTGGGCTTGAGAACCAGGCCGACTCGCCTCAGCTCCCAGTCCAGCCAGTAGCGCAGAAAGACTGCCTTGCGTTGTCTCTCGTCCAGCAGGTCAAGCAGCTCCAGGCCGGCGTCACGGCCCATGAACTCCAACTCTGCCGAAGGCCGAGTGTTGATGCTCAGCAGCGGATCGTTCTTCTCCAAGTCCTGATAACTCACCCTGAAGACCATGAAGCGGTCCTCTATCGGCACACCTGGAGCCTTGCGCTTCCCGGTGACCGCATCCCGACCAACGTAGTCCTTGAAGGGATAGAGCGATCGACGCAGAACCTTCAATCGGATTCGCTCCCCTGCCTCCCAGTCTTTCCAGATTCTCAGAAGGCAGTCGTTCATCACCTCACCCCAGTCCTGATCGGGCATGCGGTATCGGATGAATACCCTGGTGACGTACGCCTTTCCCTCTTCGAGGGCTTGTTCCAGGGAATCGAATTCCTCAGTTCTTTGCATTCTTGATCCGCCTAATCCAGACCGGAGAACAGGACATCTTTTTGGCGATTTCCTCGTCTTCCAGTCCTTCGGTAATCAATTGGCGGATCTGGCCAATCCGCTCTTGCCGTCTTTCTTCGATCCACTTGATAAGCTTGCTTCCCGTAGATTCCGGCCTTTCTTCCTCATAATCGGAAAGCAATTCACGGGTACTTCCGATGACCGTTCCCACCATGGCTCTGATGGTGAGCCCCTGCCGGCCGAGTACCTGATGAACCTGAACGCCCACAGATGCCCGCGTAAGGGCCTGTGAGTACGTGGTAGGGGGTCCGATAAGGTAGGGCTCTCCGGGGCCGTCAGAGGGCCGTATAACCTGGATTACGGGCATGTAGCGCCTGAGCCCTGCCCGATAGTCGTCCAGGGCGACAATACAGAGGTCGGCGACCTCTTCAGCGGAACGCTCCGCGTTCGCTTCGTCACTCAGGATGCTGGCAATGAGCTTGGTTTCCCGGTTCACCATGCGTCATCCAAAGACCAATCCCAATCGTATTCTTCTTCCTCGTCATTCCACCATTCAATCATCCATGGAGGAATTTCATCCTCCGGGAAATCGAATTCATCCATCAGGACTCCCGATGAATCTTGCAGAATTCCGAACCGTATTCACGGTCCTTCTGGCAGTATTCCGCAGTGAACGGAAATCTATGACAGCACAAAAGGCCGATACCATCTGACCGGATTTGCAATTCGGCTAGGACCACTTCTGCGGCTTCACCGACGAGGATCATGCCTCATCCTTTCTGATGATCCGACCCAACCCACGTACTAGACGTGAGCTGGACTGCAGGAAGTCTTGTTCTCGATCACAGAACGCCACAGACCATAGAGCAGATCGAATTGCTCGGGAGTGATCAGATCGCGGACTACAAGCGCTGTCGCTGCGTCTCGCGCGTCCCTGGCAGCGCCCCTGGCAGCGTCCAGGGCAGCGCCCCAGGCAGCACCCCTGGCAGCGTCCAGGGCAGCGCCCCTGGCAGCACCCCAGGCAGCGCCCCAGGCAGCGCCCCTGGCAGCGTCCAGGGCAGCGCCCCTGGCAGCGCCCCAGGCGGCGCCCCTGGCAGCGTCCAGGGCAGCGCCCCTGGCAGCGTCCCAGGCGGCGTCCAGGGCACGCGCCTCGTCCGCAGTGAGTTGCGCTGCCCGATCAATCAGGGCCAACACCTCTTGCCCATTCGGCCCAAGAGCCCGCCATGCCTCGATCTCGCGCGCCACTCGAAGAGTGCGGAAGCCGTGCTTGTTATCCTCTTGGGCGACGGATTCACCCTCCACCTCGAACAGCCGGCACGGCCACGTGCCACCGATCAACGTCTCCGAAGGGGTGTCGGAGGCGTGATAGACCGTGTTGGAGCAGCAGTAATAGCCACGCTCGCTCGTGAGCAGCGGAAGCGGCTCACCGCTCTCCAGGTGGCCCGCATAGTCCACCGTCCCCGTACGGAAGTCCTTCCCATCGGGACGGGTGGCCTTGTAGTAGATGGTCACATGCCATCCTTTCTCGTTCGCCTGCCTCATCAGCGCCAGTAGGCGAATCCTGGCGGACACCCCCGAAGGGGTGTTTCGGCTCAGAGAGAAGGGAGTCCGAGAGAAACCCTCAGCTCGTTCTCCTGATGGAATGCCTCTTCGTTCAGTCGCATGGCCTCACGAATGCGAGCCAGCATCTCGCGACTCTCGCGCGCCTTGACCAGACCGCGAATGATCCGCTCGGCCTTGCGAGCCTTGTTCCTCTCCCGCCGGCCATCGGCCGCGTAGCGGTCGCACTTGCGCTTGTTCCGTCCGATCTTGCTGGACGGGGCGCGAGTGCCCATCTTGGTTCCGTGGCTCATGTCAACCCTTCTCTGTGAATAGCAGTCGATAGAGCGACTGCTGAAGCCTGACCCAATCCCTAGGACTCAACTCGCCCCCAGAGGGGAAGCCGTGATCCCTGAGAAAGGTGCTGAAGTCGGCCACAAGGCCAACATTGAACCGGTCCCGATTCTCTTGGGTTTGGTCAATTGGGAACCGGTCGGGACCGCTGCTCATACCGGCCAACCCTCGTTCGTGCATTGGGTCAACTCGTAGTCGAATACCGCCTGAGAGATCATGCTCAGCGGTCCCATGGTGGAGGCGTGGACATCCACGCACTGTCCGTCTGACGTGATGAGCTTCAACAGGTAGGTGCCTCCTGAAAGCCGCTCAATGCTCACCTTGCCTTCATCCATGTGGATGGAAGCGTGAAGCATTCCCATTACAGCCTCCCTTTCAACTCAGCGAAAGCGTGGAGTGCCGCACTGGCGTAGGCGGGGTTGTACTCTGCGGACTCCGCAGAGATGGAGTTGTATGCCTCCCAGAATGCAGCCTCGGCCTCCGGAGGATTCTCCGGTAGGTGCCGATTGATGCGGTACTGAGAGCAGGTGACGACTCTTGGCCACTTAAAGTGGTCCATCGTGCCTCCTTTTCGGGTATTGCTGAGTGCGCACCTGGGGAGTCGAACCCCAGCGAAGACCAACGTGCGCCACCTATTCAGTCCTTGAAGAGAGTCATTGCATGACGCTCCCCGTGCAGCCATGAGCCGCATCCCTCACACTGCGAAGTCGAATACGTATTCTTCTCGCAGTCGCACTCTTCACTGTCGCAGTCTTCGGAGTGATCTTCGCGACTCATCCCCATGACAACGTGACTGTCCGAGAAGTCCATTGCCGACCACGGCTGAATGCCATCTCCGCCATGGTCGTCATTGGCGCAACACTCGCCAATGGCGTGAGTGAGCATGCAGCACCGGCAAACCCAAATGGTCCCGTAGATTTCCATGATTGCCTCCTGTTCTGGCTACCACCAATGGCCACGTGCGAGACGTGACCAAAGGGATAAGTCAGCGCATCAGATAAAAGGGAAGCCAGGGAAGGTGCGACGCAGCATGCTTGGACCCTCTGGCCCGCCGAGGATTTCCCGGACCTCGATAGATCGAGGTCCACGCGCACGCTTGACCCACAGGAACTCGTATCGGTGCCCGTTGTCGTACTCGTGCGTGACAATCTTGAATTTGGTACCGAAGGTACTCGTGCCCTCGCGCCTCACCTTGCGGGCCACCAACTTTGCCATGCTTGCCTCTTTCTGTTGAGTCTGGCCACGACAAAGACCCATGGCGTGAATCCATGGGCCAATGACTAGGCTTCAAACTCAGTTTTGCTTCCTTGGGAGGATTGCCACGATCGCTTCCGGCAATTCCTGCCTCAGCTCTCGGGCGAAGTGAACCGCGCTGTAGCTGCTGAGTCCGGGACCCGTGTCCCCAACCCATGCAACCTCAGCGCCATTGCGGTATGCGACTACGCGATACATCTCACTAGCCCCTCATCCATGACGGAAACCCGCCCAGACAGTCTCGACAGCGAAGCTTCCCCAGGATGATCCGCCATCCGGCGTAGTCCGTGGGGCGACTGCCAGTAGCACCACATGAACCGCATGCTGTAGTCATGCGCTTCCTCTTTCTGGGCATAGAAAAAGCCACCGACAGAGAATCGGTGGCGTCAGAGACCTATCTGCGAGAAACCTGCCTCGTCAGCGTGGGTAGGTCAACTCCCACGGACGGACCTTACGGCCCGTTTCGGCTATCGCTGGTTCCGGAATGCCTTGGGGGGCATGCCATTGGTCACGTGGCCCTCTTCGCAGCGCACCTTGTAGTGACTGCCGCTGGGAATCAGCGTGTCAGTCTCTTCGGTGTTCTCACTGCCACAGACGACACACGCGAACGTCACGTCCCTGTACTGAGCCACATAGTCAGTAGCACGCGCCTCAGCCTCAGGGGACTCAAAGAAGAACTGCATCTCGGTTCGCCTCTTTCATTTGGTCATCTTCCGAGCGAAGTAGCCAATCATGATCGTGGCGAACATCGCTATTGCGATGAGTCCCGTGAGCCTCACCCCCTGGGCGTATGCCCAGAGGATGACGAACGCTGCGCAGAGCAGCAGGACTAGTGCCCGCATGATGACTCCTCAGTGAGACCTCAGGTGCTACCCCTGATGGCTGATCAGATCAGCGTAGCCGTTGGGCGGTCTCTCCGTGGCCCTAAGGCCACAACGGTGGGCACTCTGCGGGGGCCGTATCAGGGACCCGTCATCGGTGTGGACCGACTAGTGACGCTTCGACCCAAGGGTTGGCTTGACCTCGGGCGTGCTCCGTGTGTTCTGGCGTCAAGGTTGCTTCCCAGCAAGCTGGCCAGTGTTCTCAAGTAGCTCTGACCTGACACGATGTGGTGTCACTAAGGAACCATCTTCCAGAAGACGATGCCTTTTTGTCAACCACTCTCCGTCTTGCTGACCGGTTCGTGTTCGGCGTTGGTGAGAACGTTATGACACTCACTCGCACGATGTCAACACTTGACCGAAACACGCCTCTGACCTGCGGGTTTGTCGTGGGAACGACACTGACCGCACGGGATCTTGCGGTAGCCTTGCTCCCCGTACTGTCCATGCGCGTGGGGGAGAGATCATGATCTTGGATAGCTATGCACGCGAGTCACGCAAGGGAGCGCGGTACGTCTCGACGGCCGGCCAACATGCGGCCAACCTGGCTCGCATCAGGGGTCTGGGGGCAGAGCTGGGCAAGCCGCTAGAGGATGAGGGACGCTCAGCCTGGCTACCGGATGTTGAGCGTCCGGGATGGCAAGAGCTGATCGCACGCCTTGAATCGGGAGTGTCCGATGGCGTGGTCATCTTCGATGTTGAGCGACTGCTTCGCAGGGTGGAGGATGCGTTCTTCATCGTGAAGCTCGCGCAGCGAGGATTTAAGGTCTACGACTCCGAAATGGAGTACGACCTTCAGACCGCATCGGGACAGAAGGCATTCTACGAGGCTGCCATTGCGGCCCAGTACCACTCGCACAGGCTCTCGACTCGCGTAAAACGCGGAAACAAGGACAAAGCCCTTCGCGGTGAGGGTAGGACAGGATGCTTCCGTGGTCTCGGATTCAATGCCGTTGACCGTGACGGAGTGAAGACCATTGAAGTCAATGAATACGAGGCGCAGCATGTGAGGGTAATCGTTGACAGGCTGCTGAGTGATCCAACCTTCACCATGCAGAATGCATGCGACTACCTCACGTCACAGGGAATCAGGACCGATGCCGGGGCTATGTGGTCCACCACATCCCTACGGAACGCCCTGAAGAAGCCTGCCATGGCGGGATACACCACGTATCACCGAGAGATCGTGGGCACGATGGATGGTGATCCCGTCATCGATCCCGTGCAGTGGCAAATGCTGCTCGCGCGCTTCAAAGCGAACCGTGGCCGGCCAATGTCCCCTGTGGCTCTGTGTGCGGGCAAGGTGCGCTGTGCCGAGTGCGGCGGACGTATCAGCGCCACTGGCGTAGGGCGAGGCAAGCGATACCCGGATGGGGAGGAATTCCGCGTCTATAGGTGCCGGCTGGAACCTTGGGCGTGCATGAAGACAATCGCAGACATGCGCGTCCTTGATCGAGTGGTCATGCATGCCGTTGTGGACGCTCTTAGCGACTCCCATACTAAGCAGATGCTAGCCGCTCAAGCTGAAGCCTCGGAGGAGGCACGCAAGCCCATCCTGGCGGAACTGGCGAGGCTCGAAGAGGTCCGTGAATACTGGGGCAATCAGCTCATCGAAGGGAGGATCACTCTCGATCATCACGACAAGATGATTGCCAGTCTCGAATCACGCATCAAGCGGAATGCCGAGGATCTGGACCGGATCGCAGTCACTCCGATGCCCGTGGACATCCCGAATCCCCGTGAGGAGTGGGAGAACGCCACCATTCCCCAGAGGCGAGAGCTGATCGACCGCGCTTATACCGATCGCGGGTTGCACATCGCAGTCTATTCAGGACCGTCCACGGAACAGGACATCCTCTATCGGGTCAAGCTGATCTCTGATGCCGACCTTCAGGAGTTGATTTCTCGATCCTCGAATACAGATCGCTCAGAAGACTGATTGACTGCTCCCCCAGTGGTGGCAGGTTCGCGTTCAGAGCCGATGCCCATTTACGGCACTCGTCGTCTGTCGGTTCACTGTCACAACCTGCCAGCTCCACCCCGTGTCCTCCCCATGTGAGCGTGCCCATCTCCCTACGGGCACAGAACGTACGCAACAGGAGTGACACCAGACACTTCCTGTCGCAGCGGGTGACACATCCTGCTCCGAGTGTGACCGACTTGTAAAGGGTCTGCATGCGACTCACCCCAAGTGGACTATGACCAGCGGCCCATGACCGCATGACACGCCCTGCGTGCCCGTCTGCGGGCCGATCTGAGGCTCTGTGGGGAGTTGGTCTCACCCGCCGGCCATCGGCCGTCTGAGCTACCTTCACGAGCGAGCCGGGACAGCGGAGTGAAGGTATAGAGACACGCATGACGTGTCTCGTCTGTCGTGTGATCAGCGGGGGATCGAACGGGACAGTTGGGGGATGCAACCAACACCGTGAGAGAACCCCGATCCAACCATCTAAACGACAATCGTTTTCATTAAGGATCAGACGATCCATGAATGCAGCCATAAGGCTGCATATCAATCCATTCATCCATCATCAGTCATCATGATGAATCGCAATGCCATAAGGCATTGCTCAATAGCGCTCATGATGATGATTCAATGATGATGATCCATGAACAGCCATGGCATCAGGCCATGGCATCAATGAATCCACTGATGACATTCATGAGTCATCAATCATCATCACCATCATCATCGAATTCGGAATCGAATTCGGAATAGCCCTGGGATTTGACCCAGGGCATTTAAATCCACGCGCAATCACCTACGGTGATATCCCCTCCTGGATTTCTGCAAAATACCTTAGTCGGGGGGAGAATGGATGATGAAGGCCCGTCTGATGACGGGCCATGGACATGACCACGGGAACGACTGTGATCCGGGGTGATGGTGAGAATGTCACCATCGGTGACTGACTGATCTACTCACAGTAGATCATTTACAACGAGTTGATCACAACTCATGAGTAACCTGTCCAAAAGTACCCTCCGGACGGTGTATACTTAATGAGAAGTCTCTTTGAGACCGAGACCGAACGAAGTGAGGTTGAGGTCGAGAAGAGACCGGATGATGAATCACTGATAATCATCATCATGATAGGGCCTCTTAGAGAGGCCCTTAATCAATCATCATCATTGATCATTCATGGGTCATGGTGATGTTCACCAGTGAGTCATCACCCCGCCTCTGAGTGCGGGGATAATCAATCATCACTGAGGAGATCGGCCCGGTAGATTCCGGGCCTGATTCATGTGCACGGGAATTCCGTTTATACGGGGATCATCGTAGTCATAATCCTTCTCGTCCTGGTGGACGGGAGGAAGAAGAAATAACTCACTGCCCGAATGCATAAGCCCTTGCGGGGCGAATTCTTTCCCCGTAGGGGGTACCCATGGCAGACCCCAAAAAGGTGGCGGCCTTCAACCGCCAGTCGAAGCCGGTCGGTCCGGCCGAGAAGAAGGCGTTCATCCTCGCCTACGTGAAGAACGGCGAGACCATCGCTGCGGCCCTTCGGGCACTCGGCACCAGCCGGCAGCTCTACGAATACTATCGGCGCACCGACGCCACCTTCAAGGAACACGTTGACGCCGAGTTCGCCAAGAGGCAGCACGGCATCATCCGGAGCGAGGGCAAGGGAGTCCCACCCTTCCCGGACTTCTCCGAGAAGTACCTCAAGGCCAGGCTGTTCCGCCATCAGCTCCAATGGCTGGACCTCCTGGAAGGCCGCGAACCTCGGGACCTCCACCCGAACCAGATATACACCAAGGGTGAGCCCAGGATGATCCTGGTGAACACCCCTCCGGACCACGCCAAGTCCACCACCATCACTGTCAACTACGTGACCTGGCGAATCTGCGAGGACCCCAACATCCGGGTCCTGATCGTCTCGAAGACCCGAGACATGGCGAAGAAGTTCCTCCGGGCCATCAAGGACCGACTGGTAGGAACTCCCTACCTGGAGCTACAGAAGGACTTCGCCCCGGCCGGCGGCTTCGAGGCCAACAGCGCCGGATGGACACAGGACGCCATCTATGTCTCCGGTGACATCCGGGACTCCGGTGAGAAGGACCCCACCGTCCAGGCTCTCGGCATCGGCGGCCACATCTACGGCTCCCGTGCGGACCTCATCATCCTGGACGACTGCATTGACGACACGAACGTAGCCGGGTACGAGAAGCAGATCGACTGGCTTCAGAACATGGTTGACAGTCGCCTGGAGCCACTGGCCGGACTCCTGCTCATGGTCGGCACCCGAGTGGCGCCCATCGACCTCTACTCGGAGGTCATGAAGCCTGTCTACTGGAGTGAGGGCGAGTCCCCCTGGACCTACCTCACTCAGCCAGCGGTCCTGGAATACGCCGAGCGTCCCGAGGAATGGGTGACGCTCTGGCCCAAGTCCAACATGCCCCCCGTCTCCCAGAAGGCCCGTGAAGCGGTCTCCGTGGACGCTGACGGGCTCTGGCCCCGATGGGACGGCCCGGCACTCTCCAAGGTTCGCGCCAGGCGCTCTCCGCGCAACTGGTCCATGATCTACATGCAGGAACAAGTAGCCGATGACTCGATCTTCAAAGCCGAAGATGTTGTCGGCTGCCTCAATGGTATGCGTGCTACCGGCCCGATGCGCAGCGGCGCTGTGGGCCACCGTAAGCATGGCATGGACGGCCTCTATGTCGTCGCCGGCCTCGATCCCGCCATGGCTGGATGCACTGCGGCTGTCGTCATCGGACTGGACCGAACAGATAACAAGCGGTACATCCTAGACCTCCACAACCAGGCAGCGATGCGCCCGGACGAGATCCGCAACGTCATCAAGTCCTGGACAGACAAGTACCGCATCCAGGAATGGCGTATCGAGAAGAACGCCTTCCAAGGGATGCTGACACAGGACAGGGAAGTCCGGGAGTACCTGGCGAACCGTGGATGCCTGCTCAAAGAGCACTTCACTGGAAACAACAAGTGGGACGCCGAGTTCGGCGTAGCCTCCATGTCCATGCTCTTTGAAGGATGGCAGGACAAGCGGAACCTCATTGAGCTTCCCTCTCGCGAGAAGTCCGAGGCGTGCAAGCAGCTCATTGAGCAATTGGTGACCTGGGAGCCCGAACAGCCGGGAACCAAATCCAAGCGCAAGACAGACTTGGTGATGGCCCTGTGGTTCGCTGAGATCCGCTGCCGTGAGCTGGTCAATGTGGACTGGGGCGGCTTCCACCTGAGCAACAACTTCCTGTCCGCCAGAGACCGCGAAAAGCAGGTAACCCTAGACCTGGACATGATGCTCCAGGCCGGCATGCCGGGGTTCTGATGATCCGCGTCCGCTGCCCCTGGTGCCCGTGGGTCATCGTCACCAATGATGCGGGGCCGTTGATTCTGGCGCTCTCAGACTCGCACATCCGATTCCACGCTCAGCAGACGATTGCCGATCTCGAATCCTTCCTGACCGAGGCGGCCGAAACAGAGGATTGACATGGCCGTAAAGGGAATCGACTTCGCCTGGCAGAAGCCTTCCCCCGCAGAGGTCAAGGCCCTCGGGTGTAGCTTCGTCGCCGGGTACCTCTCCAACGACCCGAGCAAGAACCTCACCCGATCCGAGGTTGACGGTTACCTCGCGGATGGTATCGCCGTGGTGACCGTGTGGGAGACCACGGCTGGCAGGGCGACCGCCGGCTACACCGCTGGCGTTGACGACGCCCGCCAGGCTGAGGCCCAGCGCATTGCCCTGGGGCTGCCCAGCGATCACGTTATCTACTTCGCCGTAGACGAGGACACCTCATGGGCCTCGGTTCAGGCGTACTTCGATGGCGCCGCATCCGTCATCGGAAAGCGCCGCGTTGGCGACTATGGCGGCTTTGACATCGTTGAGGGCGCTTACGCCCACGGCATCAATTTCGGCTGGCAGACGATTGCCTGGAGCAATGGCCGCTGGTCTGTCCATGCGGACATCCGCCAGGAAGGCGGAACGCTTCTCGGCGGTTCCGCCGATCTCGACTATGCCGAGGTTGCCGACTTCGGCCAGACCCCCCATCCCGGTTCGATCCCGGCTCCGCCGAACCAGACACCTCCCCCGGCCCCGAAGCCGGTTCGATCCGTCCTGGAGGACGATATGGCCCAGATCCCGGCCCTCCTGCCCGACAAGAGCAACGCAGAGACCATGCTGACGTTCCCTCGCGGGTCCGCCAAGACTGTGGCTTTCTTCTGCGACAACACCCGCAGTGGCGGCCCGAATGACCCTGGGGCGAAGCTCCGGGTGACCATCTTTGCCACGGGTCAGCCTGACGACCTGTACGACGGCGACCGCGCCGTAGTCGTGACCAACCATGACAATGAGCAGGTGGTCCTCAGCTTCAAGGTTCCGGAGACCACGCACAGCGTTTCTGTGGTTCGCCTGGACGAGGGTCGCTACCCGGTTGGCGTTGAGGTGTCGTGACCGGAGTTTTCAGTCGGCCCTTCCTCGTGAAGACAGCCGAAGAGGTCTCCGTCGTGTTCTTTGCCACTTTCGGCAGCTCACTGGCGGACGGCCAAGCCTTTGGTAAGTCGGCTCTCATCGGCGCCTCCGTGGCCGGCCTGAGGGCCGTGTATGGCGTCCTGGTCAAGGACGTTGGAGTACCGCAGGCGCCTGTCGTGAAGTGAGGTGAGCCGCCATGGCGACGAACGTCGAAAACATCGCGAAGAAGGTCGAGCGTCTTCGCCGTCAGGCTCGGGGCAGGGATGAGCGTCAGCGGAACGTCCACGACGTAAGAGCGGGCGATGTAGAGACCTTGATGCCGGGAGCCTTCCCGGAGTCCTGGCCTCGCCCAATCGTGGCGAACGTCATCGATACAACCGCCCGAGACTTGGCAGAGCTAATCGCTCCGCTCCCATCCATCAACTGTGACTCTTCGCTGGTGACCTCTCAGCGGGGCAAGAACTTCAGCTCGAAGCGCACCAAGATTGCCAACTGGTACTCGGTGTCCAGCGAGCTGAAGGTCAAGATGGTTCAGGCTGCCGACTGGTACCTGAGCTATGGAATGGTCCCGTTCATCATCGAACCGGACTTCCACAGGAAGACCCCGTTCATCCGGTTCGACAACCCGATGAAGACCTATCCCGAATTCAACCTCCGGGATGAGGTTGTCAGCTACTCGAAGGTGTGGCACGAGCCCGCCTCCGTGCTTGCCGCCAAGTTCCCCGAGTTCTCTCGCGTCATCATGGGCGAGAGTCCGAGCCAGGGTTTCCCTGGCCGGAACGGCGACTCTGGCGACAGCATGGTAGAAGTCGTCAAGTATGTCGATGCAGAGCGATACTTGCTCTACATGCCCGGCCGGCAGAACCGTGTGCTTGAGGACATCCCGAACCCTTTCGGGAAGGTCCCGGTCATCATCGCCAAGCGTCCCGGCTACGACGAGGAAACTCGCGGCCAGTTCGATGATGTGATCTGGGTCCACCTCGCCCGTGCCCGTATGGCCCTGCTGGGCATGGAGGCAACCGAGAAGTCGGTTCGGGCTCCGCTCGCCCTGCCTCCGGATGTCCAGAAGGTCTCATTCGGTGACGACGCGGTTATCCGCACCAACTCCCCGGAAAAAATCCGCAGGGTTGGAGTGGATGTTCCTCAGGTCGCCCAAGAGGAACAGCAGATCCTAGCCGCTGAGATCATGCAGGGCACCAGGACTCCGCCTGCCCGCCAAGGGCAGATGGATGCCAGCATTATCACTGGCAAGGGCGTTCAGGCCCTCATGGGCAGCTTTGACACTCAGGTCAAGACGGCCCAGACGGTAATTGGTCGTGCCCTTGAGCGCAGTCTCATGCTGTGCTTCGAGATGGACGAGAAGTTCTGGCCGCACGAACGGAAGGAGATCCGTGGTGTCGCCAGCGGCACTCCTTTCGAGGACTCGTACATCCCGAGCAAGGACATCAACGGCGCTCATACGGTCGATGTGTCCTATGGCTTCGCCTCTGGACTCGACCCCTCTCGCGCCCTCGTCTTCCTGCTCCAGCTCCGTGGAGACCAGCTCGTGTCGCGGGACTTCGTTCAGCGACAGCTCCCCATGGACCTCGATGTAGCACAGCTACAGATCCAGATCGACAACGAGCAGACCACCGATGCCCTGAAGCAGGGCATCTTCGCGATGCTGTCTCAGGTCGGAGTGCTGGCACAGCAGGGCCAGGACCCCACTGACGTGCTCTACAAGGCCGCTCAGGTCATCTCCATGAGGGAGAAGGGCAAGAGCATGGCTGACGCCATCCTGGAAGCGTTCCAGCCCAAGCAGCCTGCGCAGATGCCACCTGGCCAGCAGCAGCCTGGAACTCCGGGGGCTCCGCCTGGAATGCCCCCTGGAATGGGTCCAGGCGGCCCGCAGGGCGGTCCCCAGGGTCCGGGTGGGCCGATGCCCCAGGGTGGACCTGGAATGGGTCCAGGGGGCGGCCAGATGCAACCTGGCGGCCAACCCGACCTTCAGCAACTCTTGGCCGGCCTCAATGGCGCTACCGGTCAGCCCACCCTAGGCGCCACCGTCCGGAGGAGGATTCCCGCCGCATGATCTGCCCGCACTGCAACCGACACATCCCATTCCTGAACGATCACCGCTGCAACCTCTGTGGCAAGGACATCCGGGAGACCCCGGAGAAGAAGACGACTGCGAGGAAGACCAATGGCTGACATGCCTGGACAGGGCGCCTCCTTCGATGGCGATCCCGAGCACACCACTGATTCCGGCTGGGACGCCCTTCAGGGCGACATGGGCCAGGTTTACGAGCAGCCGGCGGGCTGCTGGGTTTCCGGCGAAGCGATCCCGGAGACCGCTGGCGGTACGTCCGAGCCTGAGCGTACGGCGTGGGACACCGAATTCCGCGCTCCGCTCGCGTCCGGCACTCCGGGCCGTTCCGCGAATGCGCGCGAGGACAACCAGAGCAACGTCTTCTGATTGGAGGGTGGCCATGGACGATGACGAGGACTTCGAGGATGACGACGATGAGCCGACTCAGATGTCCGTGGTCTACATGATGGGCAGCGCCCATCGCCATAGCCGATGGACCATTGGCTCCATGGTGGCCGCCCTGGCGGCCAATGTCATGGCTGACATCTCCGAGTTCTGCGGTCAGCTCTCCCGTGCATCTCTCCAGCACGGGAATGCCACAGACCTGCGGACGATGGAAGACTCAGTGACCCATGATCTAGAACGACTTACCATCACGGAGGAATGATGCCGTCTGGCGGTTATCGTCGTCCGACAAATCCTGCGCCGGCCAGTGGTCCGGGTGCTCTTTCTCGGCGCACTGATGGCAAGCAGCCGATTATGAGTCTGCCTGACGCTGACTACGGTGAGCAGGCTACCTATCGTCAGCAGCAGCAGGGAGCCCCCCTGGCGCAGTCTCAGCCCCTTCCCTCAGCCTCCAGCGGCGCCGGGATGGGCTCTGGCGGCCCAGGGGTCATCCCTCTCACGGCGCCGTCTCAGCGGCCCTCTGAGCCTGTTACTGCGGGCGCAGCCCTGGGGCCTGGCCCTGGGCCTGAGGCCCTTCAGGTGAAGACGCTCGGAGATCAGGACTACCAGCAGAAGCTACAGAGCTACATGCCCGTGCTCAACTTCGCTGCAAATCTTCCGGGTGTATCGGCATCCACAAAGGCTCTGGTGACAGACCTCAACAGTAGGGTGTGATTTCATGGGTTGGCTGGATGACATTGGCAAGGCCGCCGAAGGGTGGTGGAACGGTGCCAAGCAGGAAGTAACTGGCACCTATGACAATGTCGCCAGTCATGCCCGTCAGGTAGTTGATGACGCCGGGCAGACCGTTGGTGATATCGCCAGCGGGAACTTCGGTGCAGCGGGCCAGGATCTCAATAAGACATTCGGCAACTTTGCCGGTGCCGCATGGGATATCGGAACCCTGCCGATTCGTGAGGGCTGGCACGCCTTCGCCGGCTTCGGCTCCCTCGACCAGGCCGCCTACAAGGATCTGGTTTCTCGCCCGCTGACGACCGCAGAACTTGCGTGGAACAAGGCAGCTTGGGACGGCAAGGTCAATGATCTCGTCAACGGCGACACCTGGCGTACCGCGTGGAAGAACGCTCAGTACATCTCTCCGGGCCAGGCATCCGAGGGTGGACCCTCCAGTCCGCTGAGCTTCAATTCCCTTGTCATGGGTCCAGTGGGGTCCTTTGGCCTTCCTGCGGCTCAGATGCTCATGGGCATACCGAACCAGCAGAACCATGACATCCTCGGTGGGCCTCAGCGAGTAGACCCGAACAATCCTGCCGGCTACCAGGCTCTTGCCAAGACGGACAAGTGGGGCACTGGCGCGATTGACTTCGCGACCAGTTTCGAGCTTGACCCTGCGAGCAAGATCCTCAAGCCTGTCAGTGCTGGCACTCGTGCCCTGAAGGTTGCCGGACAGCTTGGCGCTCTCGCGGAGCGCAGCAGTGAGATTGCCCCCACTGCGGAGAAGGCCATCGGTGAGGCCGACAATTCGACCAAGCCCCTCGCTTGGGCAGGCAAGTTCGGTCCGAGCCAGTGGCAGAAGTTCATTGCTGGTCAGCGCCAGGCCGGTTCGTTTGCCTCTGGCCTTCAGGCGGGAACGGTCAGTCGCGCCCTGGAGGCGATGGACAAGTTCCGCCAGGACCCTACGAAGCTCACCTCTTTGTCGTGGCTCCGTGCCAATGGTGTTCCCACTGGTCAGATTGCCGGGATCATCATGAACTCGGACAAGAACATGGACCCCCTTGTCCTGCGGACGCTACTCGGTGACACCTCAGCCCTGAATGCCATTCGTGCCCAGCGGGCCGATACGGCTATGCAGATCGTTGAGGCTCAGACTCGGCGCAACATGGCCCTTCAGGCGGCCCTTGAGGGCAATGGGGTGCCCAGTGACGTGGCCACCAAATTGGCCGGCAAGGGCACGATCCCTGACACCCTGGAGGCGTGGAAGCAGGCCGCCAAGGGCTACAACCTCCCTGCGGATGTGATCAAGGGTCTGTCCCTGTCTCGCCCTGCCCTGGATGAGCACGTTGCCCAGACGCAGCGGAACCTCAACGACCTGAACCGCGAGTCGGGTTGGCTTGATGGTGTGATCAGCAACGCCAACGCTCTGACCCAGCGGGGCCTTGGCGGGTCGCTGGTGTCTCGCCTTCGCGACCCGCTGACTCAGGCTGTCCGCTCGGCTCAGATGAAGGGCCTGGCGGACTATGCCCAACTCCGTGATCACCCGATCATGTATAGCTTCTTCCATACTCCTCTGACGATGCTCACTGCTGCTCAGGATCTCCGAATTCCGGAGGTCATGAACTTCAATGATGAGCGGTCGTGGGAGCAGGTCAGGTCCAACCTGATGAACGTCAGGTCCCTGACTGCGGACGAGAAGAACGCCCTGCTTGGTCACTACCTCCAGGCGACCACGCCGGCCGCGAGGGCGGACGCCTGGCAGCGGATCGAGACCGAAGCCACCGACTCTATTGCTCGGGAGAAGCAGGGCCTTTCGGGGGATGCCGTCAGCGCCATCCTGGACGAGTACCGAGCCCAGAAGGGCATTGAGGCCGCCACCCGCATGCGGACCCGGTACAGCCACGACGTGACCGAACCTGGCCAGTCGGCCAGTGACCTGGTGGACCTCGACGGCTCCGGGCACCTGGTGCACGCCCCGATCTACGCTAGCCAGCTTGACAACTCCACCCATGTCCTGAACCTGCGGCATTTCGAGCGGTTCATGTCGGACTACTCCGGAATCCTCGGACGCATGTGGAAGGGATCGGAGAACACCCGGACCTTCCTGGTTGCCGCTCAGCACGCCCTCCAGCAGGGCCTTTGGAAGTCCACGATTCTACTGCGGCCGGCCTCCGGTCTCCGTGCCGTGGGCGACGAGTCGGTCCGCACCTTGGCTCACATCGGAGCCATGGCCTTCGGGCAGGACTTCCTCAAGGGCTCCAGTAACATGCTGAAGAACTTCCTCTACTCCAGGGGGAAGCTGAACATCACCGATGTTCCTGGCATGGAGCGGGTTGACGCCGACCTGAGCTATGCGCAGGGCGTCCTCAGCCATATGTACCGCCTCAAGGATGAAGAGGTGGCCTCTGGCCTGAATCCCGGCACTCTCATTCAGCCTGACCAGATCGCCAGTCAGGAAGAAGAAGTGCGGGGCCTGATGAAGGCCCAGTCTGAAGGTCAGGTGTTCCGGAATCTTCCGCCGGTCAAGGGTGCCAAGCCCTTCAAGCTGGGCCGGGAGCAGATCAGCATTGGCGGACGCACCTGGAACGGTGCGTTCGGCGGAGCCGGCAACGACGTGTACGAGAAGATCACCGGAACTGACAAGCTCTGGGATCGCCATCTCGGTACCGTCAAGAACAACATCTACAACCAGTTTGCCAAGCGGGCACTGAAGTCCCCGACTGAGTTCCGAACCGTCCTCCCTACGGAGGCTCAGCATTCGGCGCTCTGGCAGGATGTTATCAATAAGCAGCTCTTGAATGATCCGGTAGCACAGAAGATCATTTTCAATGGTGCTGACCGTGCGGGTATCCGGGCATGGCTGACCAGGACCCCTGATGGTCAGGCGTATGTCCGTGGCATGCCTCGATTCCAGGCAGACCTTGACGGCGCTATCGACGCCATGTTCAACGACGTGGCTCATGTGCTGCCCGGTGACTCCCTGGATAAGGTCATAGCCAAGGGCAAGCTGACTCAGGATGCCGTGGACAGCATCCCCGAGGCTGCACGTCCGCCGATCACCGCGTCAGCCTTGATCACCTCGGAGCACAATCAGCAGTTCTGGGGAATGCTGAAGGCTGTCACCGACAAGTGGTTTCACAACATGATGGAGATGCCGGTAGAGCGCCTGGCGTATCACCCGGCATTCAACTCCCTCTATCGATCCCACCTGTCTGACATCGTGAACGCTCATGCCGGTGAGGCCGTCTCTGTGCGGGATCAACTCCTGTACGAGCAGATGGCCCGAAAGCGGGCACTCATTGACATGAAGCGAATTCACTACGACTCGGCATACCGGAGCAAGTTGGCTGACCATCTGTCGTGGCTCAGCCCGTTCTTCGCCCCGTTCCAGTCGCAGCTCTCCGGATGGATGCACGTCATCGCGGACAAGCCGCACGTCCTGTCTCGACTCAATCAGGCATGGAATGCCCCCGACAAGGCGTTCCCCGTGGTTGACCAGAGGACTGGCCTGCCGGCCGATGACACCACCCCTCCGGGAGAGCGGGCCATCAGGGCTCAGATCCCCTCGTCTTTGGCGAGGGTTCTGGGCTTGGGCAACACCACTCAGCTCACCATCCCGAAGACGATGCTGTCTCCGGTGATCCTCAGTGGTGGACAGGGACCGCTCATCTCTCCCGGCCTTGGGCCGTTGGTGGATGTCCCTGTGAGTACGATCGTGGGCGCGAATCCGCAACTGGAGAACAACAAGTTCATCAACACTATCCTTCCCATGGGTACTCAGGACAGCATTAGCAAGGCTGTGATGCCGACCTGGATTGGCACCCTTCAGGATGCGCTTGGCGATGACAAGAAGTTCAGCCAGACGGCTCTAGCCGACTATGTTCAGCAGGAGTACGAGTACAAATCCGGCATTCGCCATGACGCACCGTCGTGGACTGAGGCCAGGATGAAGGCTCGGATCATGCTGGCTGCGGATGCTTTCGCCAAGTTCGCCTCTCCGGTGAATGCACTGCCCCAGTCGAAGTGGTCGTTCTTCGCGGATCAAGCGAAGGTGATGGAGGCTGCCGACGCTCAGCGTCGGGCGCAGGTCGCTCAGCAGATGCAGGGCGTCGATCCGTCCAGTCCCCAGTACGAGCTTCTAAAGGAACAGCTCCAGTCCGGTTGGCAGGCTCAATTCCTCCAGAAGTACGGTCAGGCCGCCTTCGTATACACGACCAGCCTCATGCAGAACACCTCGGGTATTCCGGCCACCCTTCAGGGTCTCGCGGAATCCAAGCAGTTTGGTCCCCTTCTAGCGAAGTATCCGGACCTTGGTGGACTTCTGGTTCACCCCGACAGTGGTTTTTTCAGCAGCTCTGCGTACCAGTACGAAGTTCAGAACGGGATGCGTACACAGCTCACCCCCGAGGAAGCTGTGACGCAGAACAGCATTGAGCTTGGCTGGGCTCAGTACGGAATGCTGCGGACTTACCTGGATTCCCAGGCGCAGCAGGCCGGATATCAGACCGCGACTCAGGTCCCCGAGTATAAGGCGATGCTCCAGCAGTTCACGCAACTGGCATCCAATCCGAAGAGTCAATACTATAATCCGGATTGGTACAACGCATTCGAGTCGTACTCACCGACCAAGGTCTATGGTCAGATCGCTGAAATGACCGACCTCTTCCTGAACAATCCCAACCTGGCCAACGATCCCCAGAGGCCAGACCTCATTGCTACTCAGCAATACCTTGAGATGCGGGATCAGTATCGCCTTGCGATGCAGCAGGAGGGCTCGAAGTCCATCATGTCCTCCGGGTACCAACCCCAGTGGGATGCCTTTGTGGCCGGACTTCTCCAGCAGTATCCGTCGTTCAGCTACGTCTTCAATCGGTACTTCTCCAAGGATAAGCTGGAGGGCTAGTGACGACTCCCGTTCAGAGCGGGTCCAGCATCGCCGACGCCCTCGGGGCGAACAGTCCCGCCAGCGGCCTGACACTTGGGGCGCCGAGCGCCAAGGTCAACGACTCGTCCA